AAGGTCTGAGGACTTCTTAATTGCAGTCTCACCTTCTACTGCATCGACACGCTTCTGTACGCCATCAATCGTGTTTCTGATATCTGATACTGTCTTTGAAAGTGTATCGTATTGCTCTGCCAACTCTGTGATACGGCTGTCTACGCTCTTGCTAAAAGATTCAACTGTTTCTGTAACAGCCTTTACCTGTGCAGCATTTGCATCTGTTGCCTTGTTTAGAGTTTCTGAGAAAAAGCCTTTTAGATCGCCTAACATCTTTGCAAAATCAGGTTCATCAACCTCAACTTCTGATACATCGGCTGCTTTTTCCAGAGTTTCGGCAGGAGCGTCTGCTGCTGCATCTACTGCAGGAGCTTCTTCAGCAGCTGGTGTTTCTTCAACAACAGGTGCTGTTTCTTCTACGACAGTCTCTTCAACTGTTGTGTTTTCTGTATTTTCTGACACTTCATTACCTCCTTCTGCGTTTGCCTGTTTTGCTATTGTTTGTGTTTCAGGCAACGTGGATCTTGACTTGTGTAAATCAAGAATCTTATCTATCTCTTTTGCTTTGTTAACATCTGAACTTTCTACCCATCCGATTAATGCTGCTGGCTTACCAGTAACTGGGGAGTCATATGTTTTTTCTGTTGAGATAAAAACAGAATCGCTATCTTCGCAATAAAAAATATTTTCTGTTACAACTTCTGCTGCAATTCCTTTGAAAACCATTTGGCCATTCTTCTTTTGAATTGACAAAATGTTACATAGTTCATTTGCTGGTGAGTCTACAATTGATAGTTCCATCAATTCGTATCCCTTAATAAATCTTACTGTTTTACCTGTTGACTTATTAACTTCGTTATCTGACTCTGTAATCTTTCCGCCGATTGAAAACCCCGCCAATGTTCCATCAAGGACTTTCTCCCATGTGTCTTGGGCGCCCTTTGAAACATATGCGTCTACATAGACGCCGTTGTAAAATTCTTTTGTTTCTGGATCATAGTATGTTTCTGGTCTGAAAGAAAGCATCTTGCCAACTGCGTTTGACCCATGCATCTCACGAATGTTTCCACGGAAATTTTCGAATGCTTTTAGACTTGCTTCAGCTGTAACCATGTCATTAGTTTGGTCAATGTTATCCAATGTTGCAAAACCTGACACAGTTCTTTTTTCACGATTTACTTTAGTAAATGGAACGGACAAAACGATGTTGTCGCCATTTGAAGACCATAAAGACTTTTCAATGTTCATATGCTCAATTTTATCTATTTGTAGATAAAAAGGCAAATAGTGGTTGAGTAGATTTATTCAACCGTTCTTCCGTCGCCCTGAGCATTTCGTCCTTCGCCAGAAATGTCTGGGGAATTTGCTTGTCTTTCTTGCTCTCTGACACGGGTATTATTTGCTTGTGTTCTAATTTCAGCCTGCTGTTGTGGCTTTAATTCGACTACTTCGTCTCCGCCGTCCATAGGGATCATGCCCTTTCGAATACGGACTTCATTTGGAGTAATTACTTGCATTCTCAAATATCTCTCATCAATCTTAGATTGAGTATCCTCATCTGTGAGAGTTAATTCATTGAATTTAAGAGATAATGCATCTGTCTTTTCTTCAAATATTTTATTTAATTTCTTTTCTAATGTCATTTGTGATGGACGGCAAACCTGCTCTTTAAATGTTTTATCCGCATCTCTTGCTACCGCTAAATTAACTCCTTCTGGAGTTCCAATTTTATTAATTGGTACACGGTGAGCTAATAGAATTTCATCTCTATTTGCTTTACGATAAACGTTAAATGAGGACTCTTGTGCTCCCGCCTCAATTGGTTCCATCTTAAATTCAACCTTTTGATCTGGGCTATCGGCTGGAAGTGGAATATAAAGAGATCTATGATTCTTGCCTCTCAAGCCTACCTGGAAGAATTCAAGCAATTTTCTCTCTGACTCAGGAGAAAGCTTTGCACCCTTTACTGTAATAATATATCGTGGAACAGCCTTGTTCTCAAAATAATCTAGGTTATATTTACCAGCAAATTCATTTCCAGCTAATGCGTTCTGAGCTGCGATGATATCTGGAATTCCATAATAATTATTCATTGGAGTATACTTCTTTAAATGAATAATTTCGTTTGGTCTATCTTCTCCGCCTGCAATTGGGTTCTCTGTTACAGTGTCTCCAAAGTTGCGGAAGAATACAGCCTTGCCATATAGCAACTGAATGAATCCATCACGCAAGCGGCGTACACGCATTGTCTTTGCTGGGATGTGCCCAATGTATCCAATGTTGCCTGCAGTTGTGCGGCTAATTTCAATAAAGCCATTTCCTGTTGCTTCTAAATCTGTGTATGCCTTAATGAGAGTTTGTGTAAATGTATCCTCATCATTTGTTGAATCAAGCCACAATTGCAAATCTTGCTTTAGCTTATTAAGCTTTCTGCGAGCACGCTCTAATTGTTTTTCATCTGTGATTGAATCAAATGCATCGTTAGTTTTTCTAGTCTCAATAAAATCATAACCAAGTCCAACAATGTTTGCTACCTTCGCATTAATTGCTGCATAGTTGTATGTTGAAATTTCATAAATCTTTGAAAGATATTCTAGGTTGTAAGGTGGTTCAACAAGATCAAACATTGCATAGCCAGTTACCGCCTGTTGCAATAGGTTCTGCTGTGTTCCTGTTTCTTCTCTTCCGCTAAATGCTTTAGTTATTTCTCTGCCCATTTTACGGCGGAATGTAGCGCTTAATCCAGATACTTTTCTTAAGTCATCTTCTTGAATTAAGAATGGATCTGAAGGGTCTTTTTCTGCACCCTTGTTTAATTGAAAAAAGTCAGAAGCAGATGTGATCTGGATTCTTCCTAGTGATTCTGAACTGCCGTCTTCTTCAAATTGCATGATTATCTCCTTGGTCCACCTATTGCTGGATTAGCTTTATTGTATGCCGCCAACTCGTCTTTATAATTTCCGATATCAAATGGGTCTGGGACTAAGCCTTGCTCAAGTCTTGCCTTCTGATATTCAAACTGCTCATCATCAATCTTGCGTCTATTTGAAAGGAAAAGTGGCTCACCTTCATCAATGCCATAAGATGCTACTGCTGACGCAAGCATGGCCATCTTTTCTTTGTTTCCTTTATGTGCTGCTACTGATAAAAAGTTACCTTCGTCATCGCCAATCCATCTTCCATCTGGCATTTGCCAAACGTAGATGCCAAGCGTAGTCTCTTCTACAACGGACTGATTGACCTTTTTGATTTCCATAATTATTTATTTTACCATTGTTTGCCATCTAAGTCCAGCTTTTTGTCAGGCAAAGTGACAAAATTATATACTTTGGATAACTACCCAGTCGTTATTATAGGCTGTTACGCCATCTTCTGTCAGGGTAACTGACGAATCATCTGCTATTTCAGTAGCTCTGGCAGTATATAGATCATAATGTTGAGTTGCTTTTGTTGAATCAAACGCTGTTTCATATAGGGCAATATTCTGATATAGCGATGGTGTTGCCCCATATAATGAATAATTAAACTTAATGTCCCCAGAAATTGTGCTTGAATATACAATTACCACATGATGTAATTGGCCAAGCGTAAATACATTTGTAATATCGGTCTGGGATGTCTTATCTATTCCTGTAGAGGTCGATGACACTAGGCCTGAGTCTGTGAATGCAGTTGGTGTGTAAAACAGCTCTACGGTCCTTACAGAGGCTCCTGTGGCTATTGTAAAGCCAGCGTCGGTGGAACAGCGAAGTCCATTCCTATAATCTCTAGACAAAATATCATAATTGCTTGGTCCTAAATGAAATTCATCTTCTGCATAAACAACTTTTTCTCCAAAGTTTTCAGCAGATACTTTTTTAACCTTATAAAATGAGAAATTAATGTATCTTAATTTTGGTACATGTTTGCTAATATCTGAACTAGATAAAGTAAATTTAATATACAATACGCCATCTGTGCTAAAACTTGATTGTTTATATTGTGGAATTGCCTGCCCATTTACACATGCAGTATATGTAACTCCATCTAAACTTGTTTCTACGGAAATTCCATTATCTCCGTTCCATTCCACCTTTGATGTAGTTAATCCAATTTGTCCTGGAATCATAATATAATCTGTAAATTCTACAGACTTTGATCCACCTGCTGAATCTTTAATTAAAGAGATAGACTCTTCATCTTTATTATATAGGATATCAGTTGTTACAAAATTGCTCCA